AGCTTTACGAATGGTGAGCTGGACCCGCTACTGCGGGGCCGGATCGATTTGCAGCAATACTATGCATCGGTCGAGACTGCCGACAATGTCATCTTTGAGCCGCAGGGTGGGTTCACCCGCCGGCCTGGTCTTCGCTTCGTCGCCGATATAACCGCTGACAATCCCAGCAACGGCTCGGTCCTGATCCCGTTTGAGTTCTCTACGACGCAGAACTTCATGATCGTGGCCTCGGCGCAAAACACCACTTCGACCATCCGGTTCCGGTTCTTCGCCAACCAGACACTGCTGACCAACATCAATGGGTCGGGCAATGACTACCTAGATTATTCCGTTGGCACCCTCTATGAGGTCAGCAATTTCGACATGGACAAGCTCTACTTCACGCAGAGCCAGGACACGCTGATCATCGTCCATGAAAATTTTGCGCCGTTTCAGATACAGCGCGGGGCCAACAATACCACCTGGTCAGCGACTGCCTTGTCTTTGCAAATACCTAAAGTGCAGTTCACGCCCGGCACCACCACCTTTAGCGGCTCCGACACAATCACGCCCAGTGCCACCGATGGCAATATTACGATCACCTCTACCGGGACGCCGTTTACCAGCAACATGCTGGATCAATTCATACAGGTGAAAAGTAACGCCACCGTTGCGCCGCAAGGCTTTGGCCGGGCCAGGATCACCTTTGTTGAGCTGAACAACAAGATCGATGCCGCCGTCGAAATCCCGTTTTTCAATACTGACGCAATCGGCCTGACCGAGATAGAAATCGATACCGGCTATGAGGATGCCTGGTCTAATACCCGTGGCTGGCCGCGCACCTGTTCTTTTCATGAAGGGCGTTTGTATTTCGGTGGCAGCGCCTCGCTTCCAGCTACACTGTTCGCATCTGTGGTCGGCAACCATTCCAACTTCAAGCCATCACAATCCCTAGCTGATGATGCGTTCCTTGTTACTCTAAGCACGGATTCGGTGAATGCGATTACCGGCATCCGCTCTGGGCGCGACCTACAGATATTCACGACGGGGGCCGAGTTCTTCCTGCCCCAGGCTGATCTAGACCCGATCACGCCGTCAAACGTCACAATCAAGTCAGCCACGCGGCGCGGCTCCAAGGTCGGCATTCGGCCCCAAGCTGCCGAGGGTGGAACCCTGTTTATACAGCGCCAAGGCAAGGCATTGCGTGAGCTGCTGTTCAGTGACGTAGAGCTGTCCTATGTGGCCAACAATATCTCCCTGTTGAGTTCACATCTTCTGATGGACCCGAAGCGGATGGCTCTACGCCCTGCCACCGACACCACCGAAGGTGATCTGCTGCTGATCGTCAACGGCACCGATACAGTAGGCTATCGCCCCGCCAGTACCGATCTGGCCGGCAGCATTGCAGCCTTTATGATCAATCGCGGTCAGCAGATCGTTGCGCCGTCCAGCCTCACCACCGATGGCCAGTTCACCGATGTCGGCGTCGATCTAGACACCATCTATGTCATCGTGAAGCGCACAATCAATAGCGCAACGAAATACTACATTGAAACCTTCGATGATGACCGCACCACCGATGCAGCCATCCAGTATTTCAGCGGGGCCACCTCACCCGACCAGGGCTTGCCGGGAAGTGCCACTGCCGGCTCTCTCAGCCACCTGGAGGGCAAGACCGTCAACATTGTGCGGGATGACATAGTAGACACCAACCAGACCGTAAGCAGCGGTCAGGTGACGCTAGGCGGCACCCCCAGTAGCTATGCCGAGGTAGGGCTGCCCTACACGGTCACTGTACGGACACAGCCCTTTGAGCCACGTCTGCCATCCGGCACCGTTCAAAGCCAACGCCGGCGCATCCTAGAGATCAACCCGGTGCTGTACCGATCACAGAACCTCACCTTGAACGGACGTGAAGTCTCGCTGCAATCCCTGCCCCTATCTGGCGCAGGAGCGGTGCCTACGTTCACAGGCTTGAAAAAGACGCAAGGCTTTCTGGGATATGACCGGGACGCACAAATCACCATCAGTCAAAGCCAGCCGGTGTTCTTCACCTTGTTGGCCCTAGACTACAAAGTATCGATAGGACAATAAGATGGGTGGTCCCGCACTAGCAGCGTTGTCGGTAATCACCGGGGTATTGAGTGCCAAGGCGCAGATGGACGCCGGCAAAGCAAAGGCGTATCAGCTCCGAGCCGAGGCCAAACAAACTGAATTGCAAGGCCGGGTGCAGGCTCTCAACGCACAGCGTGAGGGAAACCAAGCATTGAAGAATCTTGAAAAGGTTCTGGCAGCAAACGTCGCCCGACAAGCCGCCAGCAACATGGACCCATTTGCGTCTGGCACTACGCCCAACCTAATTGCAAACCTGAACATGCGCGAGGGTGCCACACAGTTTGGCATATCGAAAGACAACGCAGCCTTTGCGAAAGCCATGTCTAAATATCAGGCCGGCATGCAGCGCACCGCTGCCAGCAATGCAATCAGCTTTGCCCGTACCCAGGCTTTCATCACTGTAGGCCAGAGCATTTTTGCGGCGGGGCAAGTCTACCCGACGGCTGGCTTCACTGGTAGCGGCACAGCGGTGACCTAATGGCGAGACAACCGACATCCATACGGCTAAGAGAAAGCAATCAGGTCACTCGCATTCCGCGTGTAGACTTTACCGCCCAGCGTGTTCAGGCGCAGGGGCTGTCGCAGCTTGCCAGCTCACTGGACCGGCTATCGTCCTTCTTCGTAAACCAAGCGGCCGACAAAGCTAGGATTGAAGGCGCAGAGTACGGGGCAGAGAACGCGCCCACCCCACAGCAAATCAACGAAGCCTATGCGTCGGGTGAAGAGCTGGAGCTGCCCGGTGACGACACCACGATCTATGGCCGGTCAGTCCGCAAGGCAGCTCTGGCAATCGCCGATGATGAAATCACCGCCCTAGCCTCAAACCGCATGTCGAATCTAGCCAAAGCATTCGATATTGCCCTCAACGATGAAACCATGACGGATAAGCGCCTAGCAAAACTGGCTGCCGATAACGATGTCAGAGACTTCAGTCCACAGTCCTTTGCTGATGCACTAGATACAATCAACGCCGGCTATGCGGCAGTGCTGGATGAGAATGCACCCGGCGTAGCGCGTAAGTTCCGCGCCCAGGCGGCCATAACTGCCAACAGCAAATTCAACAAATACCTAGAAGCCTACGTCGTAAAAAACAACGAGCGCCTAGAAACCGGCTTCCTACAGGCGCACGAAACAATATTCAGTGTCGAAGCGATCGGCGATCTCCTGACCGGCCAAGGCGGCGTGGACGCCATTGAGAAAAAGCGCCAAGAGCAAACGACAAAATCAGTCAGCTTCCTTGAAGGCTCAGAGATCAAAACCTTCCAGGACAACATGGATGCCACGCAGAAGACTGCCGCCATGCAAGTCCTGACCGATGCCACCTTTGCTCAGAAAGACCCGGTCAAGATTATTTCAAACGTGCAGAAAAACAGAGTTGGCGGTGACACGCCCATCGGCGTCAGAAACTCTGTGCAGCTCCTCAAAAGCATGGGCATGTCGAATACCGAAATAGCCCAAGAGCTGCGGAGAATGCAGACCGAGATGGTCAACTTTGAGGAAAACCAACAGGCGAACGTCAACACGAAGGCTGAAGCTGTGCTGCCTCAGTTAGTAGCCGATGTTCGCCGTGCGATGGTCGCAGGAGATAACGAGACGTTCCAGACAGCGATTGAAGCATTGAATAAAAATAACCCAGACAAAGCGTCTAAGTTGGAAAAGGAATTTGCAGAAGCTGGCAACCAACGGACAGTATCTGACCCCAAAGTTGTCAATGAGCTTACCCGCATGGGCTTTCGTCTTTCGTTTGGGGATGTTGAAAAAGCGATTGCCGATGGTGCATTGAGCCTTAAGGATCAAGCAAAATTTTTGGACGATGCGAACAAGTTTGAAAACGAGGAGTTCGCTGAAACTATCAGATATATGCGGGGTACATTGTTTCAGCTCCCAGAAAAATATGACGCCATTTCAGAAAACGACGCAAATTTTGAAAAACATCAAATATTCACGCGGCTGGCTGGCAAGCTGGAGCGCCGGTTAACCGAAGCTAGATTGGATAGAGTAAATTACGATGCCTTGGAAATTGCTAGAGAGATTGTTGCTGAAGAAGGCATTGAGATCACTGGAGCTGAAAACAAGATCAAAATCAAATCTGCAAAACAAGCTGTTAAATTTATAAACGGATTTGCGGATCAGCTAGAGATGATCGGCGTCGAGCCATTTGGAGACAATGACTTTGAAGGAGTTATGAGGTTCCTTATTACACAAAAAACAATGGAACCGAGCGAACGTATCCAGGCGCTTCGCACCAAAGATCGGCGATTCATTGACGGTTTTATTAGTCAGCTCAATGACGCCTTGGAGGTCAGTCAATGATCGACCTATTCCAAGCCAGGCGCGAGAGCCATGAAGCCAGAGAGCTGGGCCATGAGTTCAAGATTCAGGAAGGCGGCGTATCGCTGG